TACTTCCCAATGGCAGATGGATCTGCAATAGCAAGTAAACAGCTTCAGCAAGATGGAACAAGTAAAATTACAATTTATAAACCAGTAGAACAGGAGAAAGAAACAAAATACCTAACGCAAAACGATATAAATAACTTTCTAGGTGATTTCAACCCAAAGGATATAAAAGATATCAAAGATGAAATAAAAAGCCTTAAAAAGCAAATTAGAAACATTTCAGACGATATTGAAGATAAGAAAGGAGAATGAGCATGAACCCAATGCAAATGATCCAAAATTATATGACAAAAGGAATGACACCAAAAGGAATTGTAAAAAGCATGGCAAGAAACAACCCAATGCTAAACAACCTAATCCAGATGGCAGATAAAGGGGACAACAAAGGGTTGGAAACATTCGCCAGAAACGTACTAAAAGAACGAGGCATGGACTACGACAAAGAGATGGAAAAAATGAAAAAAACATTAGGTATAAATTAGTTGCAACGATTTATATAAAAATTTAAAAGGAGGAAAAACGATGAATGATTATGGTTACTCATTAAGCGATATTGCAGCAGCAACAGGTAAAAACAACGATGGATTTGGCGATGGCAACGGTTGGTGGATCATATTATTGCTTCTAGCACTAGGTGGATATGGCTTCGGTGGTATGGGCATGGGATTTGGCGGTCTTGGTGGATTTGGCTTTGGCGGATTTGGTAATGAATACGCTTGGCTATCTAACGGACAAAAAGAAATCATGCAAAATACAAACCAAGGCTTTGATACTTTGCAATTAAGCAATCAAATTACTGGAGTTAGAGATGGAATCGCAGGTCTAACAACTCAAATTTGTGGTAGTACAGCCGATATAACAGCTGCTATCACAAACGGATTTTATGGTGCTGAAATTTCTGCTAACAACAGACAAATGGCTGATATGCAACAAAGCTACAACAATCAAATTTCAACACTAAACGGATTTAACAATCTAAACAATGCATTACAAAACTGTTGCTGCGAGAATAGATTAGCAACTTGTCAAACACAAAACATTGTACAAAATGAAAGCAATGCGACACGTTTTGCAGATGCTAACAACACAAGAGATATTATTACCAATGCAACAGCTAACACACAAGCAATACTTGATAAGCTATGTCAGTTAGAACTAGACAATGTTAAGACACAATTAGATGCAAAAAATGACAGAATTGCAGACTTACAACGTGAAATTTCAATGAAAGATTTACAAGCTAGTCAAATTGCTCAAAACTCGTTTATTGCTCAAGGCTTTGCAAACGAAGTTGACCAATTGTATAACAGACTAAATAATTGTCCAGTTCCAACAACACCAGTATATGGTAGAACACCTATATTTACTTGCAACAATGGTGGTTGTGGATGCAATGGAAACACAAACTTATTTTAATAATTAGCAAAAGTCTGAAAAGACATCTTGATTACAAGAACTTGCTACAAAGGGATAGGCTAGTTCTATCCCTTATTTTTATGAAAGGATGATGAAAAGTGATAGAAACAATTATAAATACACCAAAAGTATTAACTGATAATGATGCTGCAATAACTTATGATGGAGTAAGTGCTTTAAGTAGATGTACACCATGTTGTAATGGTGGATGGTTGAGTTATCAAAATGGCTCGCCTATATTTAAAATTTTAGGTAACGGATACACAGGATATTACAACGTAAATTGGAGTGGATCTATTAGTTCTGCAACAGCAGGAACAATAGCAATTGGACTTTATGAAGATGGAGTATTGATTCCAGATACAGTACGAGCAGTAACTATTGCAGCAGCTGATGATTATGCAAGCGTATCATTTAATAAAAAATTAAGATTATGTCCAAAAGTAACAACTTCTTTAAGCGTTCAAAGTGTACCAAGTGTAGTAACACCTAACGATACAACAACACCTATTGAAACCGAAATACCTATAATTGCAACAGCCACATTTAATATTGCTAGAGATTAGGAGGCAATGTTATGGATGAAAATGTATTGACAAAAGTTGAAGAAAAAATCAAAGAGCTAGTAGATACAGAGGGCGTAAAAAAAGATAATGTCGATTACTTATATAAGCTAATTGATATTCACAAAGACATAAAAAATGAAAACTATTGGAAAATAAAGGAGGAAAAGTACAATGATGAGATACGGAGAATATGGAAGAATGAGAGATAGTAGAGGTCGTTATATGGGAGACTATGGTAGACGTGGTAGAGGCAGATATAGAGGCTATGATTATATAGACGATATGAATCAACATTATAGCAATTACAACGATGGCAAAGAAGCTTATAGACGTGGGAACTATGGTGCTGGTGAAGATAGCATGAAATCATTAGACTATATGCTAAAATCAGTACATCAATTTATGAAAATGCTAAAAGACGATGCCGACAATCAAGAAGAAATGGATCTTATTCAAGATTATGCTCAAAGAATAGGTGAAATGTAATGTTTAGATATTATAATGCTAACGAATTTGGACGAGATATTGAAGATTGTACCATCAGAGCCACAAGTGTAGCCGAGGGCATAAGTTGGGATAAAGCATACAGAAAATTAAGCGATTATGCCAGAGAAAGAGGATTAATGATAAGTAGTGTAGAAAGCATAGAACAGTACCTAGATGACAATTATCAAAGGCTGTGTGAACAAGATATGACAGTAGGTGATTTTGCCTATGAAAATCCGTATGGAACATTCTTAATAACAATGCCTCGGACATATATCTTGTATTGTAAATGGTGAAATTATAGACACCTTTGATTGCTCTGGTAGAGAAATGCTTTGTGCATGGTATGTAGACTAGGTTTTCCTAGTCTTTTTTATTGACAAAATTATAAAAACAAGTTATAAACTTGCTTTACATAATTGAAAGCAAGGAGATGAGAAAATGCGATTAAACGAAACATCATACGTGCATAAAAAGATAAGGACATTATGCAACCAATTAGAGTTTTTAACTAAAACAATGATGATAACAAATTTAAGTGAAGAATTTAACGAGATACGATTTGTTGATAAATATGGATATATTATAATTGATTATAAAAATAATGCTGTTATAACGTTGAGCAATAAGGTTGATCCAGTCGAGTTTAAGATAATAGAGGACATAAACCTGTACTGCAATTGGCTTGAAATAGGCAATAAATACGCAAATAATTTTTGTAACAAAAATGTAACATTTATTTTCAAAAAAACACTTTACAAGTCAAAAAGTTATATATATACTTTTAATCAGAAAAGAGGCAAGCATGCCTCTAAAAAAACTATCTCAAAAGAATTGCACAAAATGTATGTTATGTCAACAAAACGGAGATAGTAAAAAACTATCTCCGTTTTTTTATGCGAAAGGAGGGTAAAAATGAACGTAAAATTGCAACGTGTCATGGCGTTACATGGCGATACACAACAAACACTTGCTGAATATTTAGGCTTAAGAGGCTATGTATCAATCCATAGAAAACTGTATGGACAAACTGGTTGGAAAAATGAGCAAATTGAAAAGTTGTGTAAGAAATATGGCAAAACAAAAGAAGAATTAGGATTTTAAGGAGGTGTTTAACGTGAAACATTACAAAATTAATTGGTTAGTAGTTTTAAGAAACTCTAGTCTTTTAGCTTTAATTGGCTCTTATGTTTTAGCAACAAAACAATTGATAGATTTAGGTGGGTGGTAGTATGTTACCAGCAAGAATAAGGTTACAAAAGAATTTAAATTATTACTTAAGAAAAAATAATATTAGTTGCTTGCAATTATCAGTAAGGTCTGAAGTATGCTATTCGGTTATATATAAATATTTAAGAGCTGAAACAATTGAACCAGATTTAATATGTATTAAGCGAATTGCAAAGGCATTAAACGTAAATGTTAGCGACTTATTAAAGGAGGAAGAAAATGTTTAAGTGGCTTAGATTTAAGCGTTTCATGAAACAAAAGAAAAGTTTTGATGCAAACGTGCAAACTTTTTGTTTAACAAAAAGTGACAGAATCAACAGAAGAATTGAGGCAATAACAAATAGTTACATAAGGGAAACAAGGACAGTAACAAAAAAAGATGTGAAATCATTAAGCAAAGCAATTCAAATAATGATAGCTCAAGAACTTACATATAAAGGAATTGAGAAAAAATGATTATAAAAGTTGTAAGAGAATTGTTAACTATACAACATAAAACAATGGAGCAGTTAGCTAAACATTTGAAAATGAGTTACGTCGGATTAAAAAAACATGAATTTTACAAATATAAAAAAATGAGTGCTTCAAACTTTGTAATAATGGCTAAGTTTTTAATCGTACCATTTCAATTTTTAGAAAGAATGTATGATTATGACAATTTTGAAGTAAAGGAGATGAAAAAATGATTATTTATGTATTTGTTGGAAAAGCAAAAGACTGGAATCCAGAAAAATGGAAAAAAATAGAACCTATCCCAGATGATGATAAGAGTGTGGAATAGGCTCTTGAAAGTTATTTAAAAAGAATTTTAGAAAACTCTTTTCATAACTAATTATGAACTTTTAGTTGTGAAAAGTCAATAGGAGAGAAAATATGGAAAATTTAAAAAATAACGTAGAAGAATTAATACAAGAAAGTTTTGATGATTTTATTTGTGAAGCTAATATTTCTGAAATAGGCGAAAATGCAATTACCGAAAGAATAAAACTTTTGATTGATGATGTTTTTGATTTATTAGATGAGGCAAAAAGAGATATTGACGATGTTATTTATCAACATTCACAACAATATATCAATAACATTAAAGATGACATGAAAACGCAAGAATATTTAGAGAGAGATTTATTTTAAAGGGGAGTAACAAAATGAATATATATCAAAAAATTAATGAAGTAATGAAAAATATTGAATATTTAACCAAAGATGACCAAGTTGAATTTGGAAACACAAAATACAAAGCAATTAGTGAAGAAAAAGTTACAACAGCTGTTAGAAATGAACTTGTAAAACAAGGAATAGTAATTTTACCAGTACAGCAAGAAAGCGAAAATAAAGAACTTATAAGAACTGAAAAATCAGTAAATATGCTTTCAAGTGTTCATGTAAGATACAGAATAATAAATATTGATGATCCAACAGATTTTGTTGAAGTTGAATCAAATGGAACAGGTGTTGACACACAAGATAAAGGTGTTGGCAAGGCGATGACGTATAGTTACAAATATATGCTATTAAGAACTTTTGCAATTCCAACAGGAGAAGATCCAGATAAGGTAAGTAGTGCAGAAGAAGATTATAAAATTGCAAAAGAAGTTGAAACAAGCAAAATATCACAAACAAAAGTACAAGCATTAGAAAAAGCTATAAGCAATAATAATATTTCAAATGATAAAGTTAACGAAGTTCTAAACAAATTCGGTTATAAGTCAATTTCAGACATTCTAATTAAAGATTACATGAACGTTGTTAACGCATTTAAGGAGGCTAAATAATGGAATTTGAAAAGTTGTATATGTTTAATCCGTTTGCTATTCAGAACGCAGACAGTAAGGCAATAGCTGATACATACTCAAAGCTGCAAAGCGAAATCAAAGAAGATGCAGACACAGGATTTTACCTTGCAAAGAATATTGAAATATACGCAAATATGAATTTCTTACTTGGCGAAATGATTGCAAGATTGCAACTTGAATATGACCAAAAGAAAAATGAAATAGACATTGCAGAAAACAAGCAAATATATATTTCAAGGAAACAATGGGAAGAAACAAACAAGAGCAAAGCACCAGCAATGAGTTATTTTGAAGCAATGGCTAAAGAGTTTGTAAAAGAAGACAGCTCAAAACTCGCAGAATTGAGTTCTAGGCTATTTAGATTTAAAAAGGCGTATGAAAGTATAGAGAGCAAACAAAATGCCCTTAAAAAGAAAATGGAAGCCATTAGGTATGAAATTTAGGAGGATAAACAATGAATAAAGTAATTTTAATGGGGAGATTAACAAGAGATCCAGAAGTTAGATATACAACAACCAACAATACGTTGGTATGCACGTTTAGTTTAGCAGTAAACAGAAGAATGAAAAAAGAGGGGCAACCAGATGCTGATTTCTTTAACATAGTCGCATGGAGCAAAACAGGTGAATTTTGCAGCAAATATTTCAAAAAAGGTCAGCAAGTTGGAATTATTGGCAGATTAGAAACAAGAAACTATGACGATAAAGATGGCAAAAGAGTATACGTAACCGAAGTTAATGCGGAAGAAGTTTATTTTGCAGACAGTAAGCAAGAAAACAATGAGCAAGCAACCTTTACACCAGTAACAGATGGTGATTTACCATTTTAGGAGTTAAGATGAACGAATATTATATAACGTGTGCATTTCCAAAGCAAAAAGGAAAACCCAAAAAAAGAAACCGTGTAAGCGATGAAACGTATTATAGAGTATTTAATTCATGTAACGGTACTTGTATGTTATGTGGAACTAAAAGGGCGTTAGAATTGCACCACGTTTTAGGTAGGGGTAGATATTTAACGGACAATTACAGATACTGTTTAATGTTATGCAACAATTGTCACCAAAACATAGTACATAAGAATCAAAAAAAATACAGACCAATTTTATTGGGGATATGTGAGGAACTATATGGAAGCAACGGAGAAAATGTATAACTATGCAAAAACAATAAGTAAAACACTAAACGTGCCAGAGCCAGATTATGAGAATTTTTATAATACAAGTGATTTTATATCAAAATATAATCAATTGTATAAAAAACAATGCTATCGTAAAAAAGTTGAGATTGAAAATATTAATCCGAAATTCAAATACAAAAAAGAATTAATAAGATATTTGGAACAATTTTATGAAGAACATGGTTGTTACGTTTTATGGAATAAAAAAGACATAGTTTATATTGGCAAAAGTATAAATTTAGCTGAAAGAGTAATCTCATCAATTCAAGAAAGAAACAAAAGTATAACAATTACAGGCTTGACATTGATTTTAACTAAAAATGAAGCAGATACACATATATTAGAGCCGATTTTAATTACAGAATTTAAACCAATTCTTAATACTGAATTTTATTGTAAAGATAATTCAACAAAATTCAAGTCTAAAATCACTTATGCAAAATTAAAAGAAAACAGAATTATATTAAGCAAGTTAAAAGGGGAAAAAGATTATGAAAGAAAGTTTTGTGTTTTATAGGAGTTTTTACGAGGCAATTCAAAAACTACCAGAAGAATATCAATTAGAACTTATGCAAGTAATCATGAAATACAATTTTGAGGAAGAACTACCAAAAATGTCGCCAGTAGTTGAAGCTATGTTTACATTAATAAAACCTAATATAGATAAGGCTTCTGAAAGATATGAAAGATGTGTTGAAAATGGTAAAAAAGGTGGCAGACCAAAAACCGAAACAAAACCAAAAGAAAACCTAAACGAAACCAAGAAAAAACCTAATGAAAACCAAGATATTAACCTTAATGATAATGATAATGATAATTATAATGATAATGATAATGAAAATAATGATGAACAAAATCCTGCTGAATCTAGAAAAAAAAAGATGATTGATGTAATTAGTGAAAATATTCAAACATCTTCTTTAAATTTAAATAATCCAAAATCATTTTATTCTAATTATTTTTCTAATTTGATTAATGATAATTTTAAAGAAAAAAGTAAAAATAGAATGGGAAAAAGATTAAGTAATATTAAAAAAATCTTAATAAACAAAAAAAAATAAAATAAAAAAATAAAAATTTAATATTAATAATTTTTATTTCTAATGTTAATTATAAAAAATTGGTAAAAAGTTTTT